TGGATGGCACGCACTCTTCAATGGCAATCTGGATCACCTGGAAACCAAGCGCCTGGGCCCTGGTTACTTTCTTGCGGGTGTCATCAATAGCTTCTTGCCCATGATAGCCATGGCCTGCTGGCTGACCGTCTGAGAGCACGAATATGATGCCTTGGTCTGGAGTCCTGGACCTGATACGTTTTGCTGTAGCAATGATCGCGTCACCATCACGGTTGTTCGCTCTTGCCTGCACATCGCCTAGTGCAAAAGGATCTGTAACAGAACCTTTCTCATGGTAGATACGCATGGTAGTAGTGTGAATACCGTCTGTGTCAGCCGTGTGACCATAGATAAACAGGTTTACATCCGGCATGCGCTTGAACACTTCGTTGATGAACACAGCAGCCTCACGTGCTTTCTGGATCTTTGAGCCATCCATAGAGCCACTCTCGTCAATAAGTACACCTACGGTGACCTTATTGGTTTTGATATGACCCATGCGCTCATAAATAGTAGGAACGTTCTGACGCGCTTCTGCAATCTTGTTGGTATCCAGACGACCACTGCGCATAGACTTCATCACAAACGCCTGGTCTTTACTTTTACGGGCAAACAACTTTTGCAATACTGCTGCTTTGGCTGCATCAATCTTGCTCATAGCGTTTCTGTAGCGGTCCTTGGTAGTGGAAGTGATGTTTGGTTTTTTCCAGACAACATGACCATCACCTGCTTCGCCACCATCTTTGTAGTCATGCTTAGCAGAAGAAGACGGATTTTCATCACCCATGTCGTCAGAGAAATCTTCAAAGGCTTGCTTGAATTCTTCATCATTGGGTGCGTCCTCAGGATTCATGGATTCCATCATGTTTTTGGCAGCTTCGTCCATCTCAGACCTGGACTTTTTAGGTTGCGGGGTGCCTGGTGATTCTTCATCACCTTCACCTTCTCCTCCTCCGCCACTACCTGGTGGTTCTTCTTCAGGGTCTACATACTTGTAGACAATGTTGGCAAGAGATCTCGCCATAGAAGAACACTCGTCACTGGTAGCAGGAATACCTCCTGTCTTTTTGATGAGACGCTCCATCTGCTTGATAGGTGTTTCAAACTCCTTCAAAGCTTCTTCGTCCAGGTTGGCAGGGTAGCGAAGCATCTTTACGATCAAATCCATCAGGCGCTCCTGCTTGGAAGCTGTGATGTCCGGACCTTCGTAGTTCTCATACGTGTGGTCCTTGTATCGCTGCACAAACTTGAGGTAACCTGGCAGGCGGTCAGCAAGCTTCTTATCAATACGCTCAGTGTTAAGTACACTGAACATAAGATCTTCTACTTTACCACGCTGTCTTGCCTGAAGCGTTTTGCGGTATTCTGTTTCGGTCTGCATGGTAGCCAGGGCTGCGTTCTGAATGGAAGCACCATAGAAAGCGTCCAATAGTCTTGGATCACTGTCAAGGTAGGTGCCGTCATCATTACGAAGCATCTGCAAAGGAACCTGAACAGACCTTGCATGATCTGCTTTGTTTCCTTTCTCTGCTGATGCAGATAATTTGTAGTCTTTGGGAACACCAACTACTCTAAACATGGAACCAATCATCTTGGCTGCATTCTTTAGGGATTCGTCATTGCGGATAAAGTATGAAGAGTAGGCATCTCTTCCCTTATCCCAGCTGAAAAGTCTTTTTGACTCGTCAGCAAAAGTGTAGGCTTCTTCAGCTCTACGCCCAAACCAGTCTTTTACTAATTTACTCATGTTTCTCATGTAATTGGGTAGGACTGTAAGAGTAGGGAGAGCTGTTACACTCTCCCTTTGATCTTACTATAGCTGATCCTAACAGCTTTAAAATGCAGAGATGATAGAAAGCACCTTGCTGCGCTCAGATACACCAATGCCGTCTTCAAACAAAGGCATGATGGTAGCGAGCAATGCGCGGTCTACTTCAAATCCATCAGAGATGAGAGAGGCAGCCTGCAGGGTGTGTCGTACTGACACTGGGGTAGAAAGCTCCTGCTCTTTGTACTGCTTGCGGATCTCGTTAGAGACCTTTACAATAGCACTGGCAGCTTTCTCCTGCACACCTGTACGTGAAACAAGTACACGCACTTCGTCCTTCTCAGTTGGATAACCTACTTCTACAGGGAAGAAGCGGTCGAGCAATGCACGGTCAATAGCATTGGTACCAGAATATTCAGAACCAATGTTAGCAGTAGCAATGAAAACAGTGTTCTCATGTACTGGAACCATGCGGTCTGCTTCTTCTGATGCTACGTCAATTGGCAAATAACGTCTCTTGTCCAAACATGGGAAGAGGATGTTGTTGGCCGCAAGAGGAGCTCTGGATAACTCATCCAAAAGAACAATGCCACCTGACTTGATATGTGCTACAAATGGAGCATATTCAAATACAGAGTGGCCTTCTTTGTTCAAGCGGTGAACACCCAATAGCGCTGACTGTGCATCCTGTACAGTTCCCATATCCTGGATGAACATTTCCTTCTCCATGGCTTTAGCCAGGTGAGAGATGATCTCTGTCTTACCAGAACCCGTAGGTCCTACAAGCAAAGTGTTCTCTCCACGAAGAACGTTACGTACCAAAAGGAACCACATGTCAGGATCAATGTGGAAACCACAGTCCTCAACAGTAGGTACAGGATAGCTGGCTGCAATCGTGCGGCGGAGGTTAGCTCCTGCAGGAAGTGCTTCACCAGCAACCGGCTTAGGCGCTACTTTAGCGTCCCAGTCAAACTCATAGCCAAAAGCTGCAAGTTGTTCAGCCGTTTTCTTGGCAGCTTCCACACCGAAGTCAGAGCTGTCAAGCATATAGTCAACTACGTAGTCTGCAATTGCCTGAAGGCGCGTCTTTTCAAGCGCGGACATAGGCATTACAGTACCCTCATACATGAGAGGAACTACATCATCCTTGCGGATATTCAAATGATCTTCTTCTGGAAAGTCAAACTGGTCAGCAACGAAGATGGTTCCAAGCGGAAACTTGGCAAACTCCGCGATAGGTGCAGTGATACGCATATCATCTACGTTGCGGGTTAGTGTCTTCTCGAATGGCTGACGCTCAAGGGTTTTTACTTGATAACTTGTTCCAGAGATAAAGCTTTGTAATAGGATCATACTACTTGTTTTTGAAAAAATGGTTACTTGATTTTGAAGCCATTGCAATTGCGCAGGAAGTTGGCAAATTCTTCCAGCTGTTGTAAGGTGGTGCTATAAGGAGACTCATACTCCACACCGTTGAGCACCGGTAGTTTAAAGAAAAACCCAGGGCAGATATCACTCAGTTGCTGAATGATTTGTTTGTCAGTTTCTCTGCTGGTCACAATGTCCCCTTTGGGTCCAATGGCAGCACAGTTCCAGCGGTCCACGTTCATGTAGATCCTGTCATGACCATTGGCTTTCATGTCATCAATAACTTTTTGAAAGACCATGGCCACCAGGTCACAGTGATGTGGATCAGAGATACCTTTGAAGCTGTTGGAATCCAGAGCCTGGATCTCATCTTCAGGTATGTTCAACTGGTAAGCCTCATTGAAACGGGTGATCATCTGTGCTATCGGACGCCAGTCCCAGTAACTGCTTGTGTAGCGGTAACCGGGTGAGTCCTGCAGCAAGTGATCACGCTCGCGCCAGTAGGCTGCCTGCTCCTCCTCTGACATGTCACTGTAGTGATCAGGCACAGAGGGTTCAGGTACCAGGATTTTGGGCCTGTTCCCATAGATGTCTACGCTCATATAAGTTGTTAATTTTTTGTTAACGGAAGCGCTTAGGGTAGTCACCAGTGACCACATAGGGTAGTCACCAGTGACTAGTAAGGAAAGAGAAGAATAGAAAGAGAAATACCGCCACTTTTCAGGGTGGTCACCCATGACTACCCTCTCTTGTATTTTTAGAGGTTTTTGAAGTCTCCTAAAGTGAAGTCTGACGGGTCAGAATTATCTTCTTTTTTGTCATCAGAACCATCACCGTGCTTTTCAATGAAGTCACGCATGATCTGCTCAGCTTCTGCCTTTATGGCAAAGAGGTCTCCTAAGTTTTCGTTGCGGGCTGCTTCACGCGCACGGCTTTCAAGATCATGAAGTTTATCCTGAAGCTCCTGAGGCATCTTGCCCACACTATTGTTGCCGCTTTCAGCACGTTCAATTCTTTCGTGGATCTCTTCCTTGTTCTCTTCAGCCTTACGGATGACTAGATCAAGCATGCCCAGCATGGTGAACGGACGACCTTTGGCGTTAACAGCTGTAGCTGTAGGAACACCGTCATCATCTAGTTCAACAGCGATAAGCAGGTGATCAGTTACTTGCGACTTAGGGGTTTCATCCACGTATTTGCGGATAGCGTCAATAATTGATTTCTTTGACATAGGATTTGGATTATTGGTTTACACTTTCTTTTTGGGGTCCATCAAGTTGTATGTGATGGTCATTTGACTGGTGGGGTCGTAGCTTCTGGTAATGACGCCTTTGTCCATCAGTTCTTTGAGCAGACGTTGTACAGTGGATTTACTTTTTCCACTGTACTCAGTCAGTTTCTGCAGGCTGGGATAACAATATGCCCTGGCACCACATAGTGAGCAAATGATGGCATACAGTCCCTTTGCCTCTAGTGAGAGATGCTCAGAGAAGGACACCACATTATTTACTCTACCGTAGTTCATCTGCCAGCCTCTTGTATTTTTCGTCACACTCCTGGAGAAGTTGTACAATAGGGTCCAGCTTGTCCACTACAGCTGCGCACAGCTTGTAGTATTCAGTGGCTTTGAATTTGTCAATCTGCTCCTGGCTTACTTTCACAACGGCAGTAGCACGACCCAGTGGTGTGTCTACTTGTTTGGAAGCCGTACCTTTCTCAAAGCTTTCATGGAGATTGTCCATGTACTGCTTGAAACGGGTGTGGATCACAAGGATCTCCTCATTGGAAAGCCCAGCAAATCTGTCTGCTGAGCTTTCTGTAGAGGTCGTTTGGTTGATTGTTTGCTGTTCACTCATGGCATGGGTACGTTTTCAGGTGAAAGAGAATAGAAGTTCTTTGGAAGACGCTTTCTTGAGATGAACTCGTCGATCACCTGCTTGGTACCAATACCAAGACTTCTGAGAGTGACGTTCTTAGGCAGGTCCAGATACCAGTCAAAATCTTTAGATCCTATGTTCTGGTTTGGGAACAGCGCATTCATCAGCTTTGTCTCTGCGTGGAAATACTTCTTGGCCTTGAGCACATGGAGTGCACGCTTGGCTTTCTTGTAATCTTCCACAACTTTGGAGATGCTGGATGGTGACATCGCTGCAATCTGTTCTGGTGTGTATTCTTTGAGACCATACATCAAACGGCGGTACATTTGACGCTGGATCAGGTTGAGGTGGATTTTTTCCACTTCGTTCATGGTTGCCATGATACGCTCTGTTCTGTTTTTTCCGGATGCTGACTGGTAAGTGCGGTCATAACGCTGTACAATTTGTCTTCCGTCTTTGTCATAAGAGATAATGCCTTGTGCTGTGGCAGTAATAGATGAGAACTTTTTCATAACTCGGTATATTTTGTCAGTGAATGTGAAATTATGATTTTGTAGAACTTCACCAAAGAAAGTCTACAAATTATTGTCAAAAAAAGACCCGCAAGGCTTTACACCCTGCGAGTCAAGTACTTAAGAAAGGTTTTTGTAGAGGTTATCTACTTTTTAAAACGTGTTATAACAACCTTGTCCAGGTCAATGACGTGGGACAAGATGTTGATGACAAGCACGCCTGTCATGGTGATGGGTGACATCACAAGCATGACGATGTCCAGCATGATCAGATGCTCATCTTCGTCAAGAGTTTCTCTCATGGCCTGGAAGCCAAGAGCGTAAGTAAACAAGCAATAGATAAGCAAATAAATCATAGTGTAAGGACTTTTTCTGGTTTTAAGATCATGAACTCTCCTTCCAGCTGGTGTACAGCCGCGAGATCCAGGATCTTCTGTTCTGTGGAGGCCTGTAACATTACCAGCGCTCCTGTGCTGTCGTGCATGAAGCATACGTTTTGGGGAGGCATGGGAGGTTCTGGATGCATGCGCATCTCTTCCTCAGCAAGCTCTCTTTCACGCATCTCCATGAACAACTCTTTCATTTTGCCCATAGGTAAACTGTGGTTTTGAAGTGATGAATTCTTATTCGTCCTCCAGCAATGCAAGAAGTTCAAGGGCGTAGTCTGAGATCTCCATGGTCACATCACGCTGAAACAGTTCCTGAAAGACACTCTTATCTGCCTTGTCAGAGAATGGATCAAGTGAAGGTTCCAGGTTCATCACCAGGATCGCTTCCTCTAGTGTCACATCATCCTCATTGGTAGCAAACACCGCGACCAGGTTATTCTCCAGGTCATAGTCTACAGTGAGGTTCTTGATAACGTCACCTGCCTGAGTAAGATCAGATACCGGTGGTTCTACGTCAAAGGACTTGTACAGGACACTGCCTGACTTGAATGTGTTGTTGAGTACGAGCTTCATGATTTGCTGTTTAATGAGGTCTTTGCCTGGTCAGCAATCTTGTGGACCAGACGGATGTAATTAGGGTCTTCAGCATAGTTCTCACGCAAGTATGCGTAATACGCTTCCTCTGTACGGATCTTGGAAAGAAAAGCACACTGATAAAGGGCGTAATCCACCACGCTTTCGCGCCAGTTGTTGTACACAGCGTGTCCAAGTTCTGTACCTGCGTTGGTGGTAGCCCGTTGGCGTGCCTCTTTCATTCCAAAGAGGTTGTTGTTGTTGCGGAATATCTTACTGGAGAAACGTCCTGTTTCAAGCACAGCCTGTGCGTACACAATGTGCGGGAACTTTACGTTGAGGTCCTGTAAATACTCTTTGAACTTGCCTTCTTCAAAAGCATCTTCTGTTGATGATTCAATGCTGATGCTTTGTTCTGTTGGAATCCGGGCTGCGTCATTGCAACCTTCTTTGTAGCCAGTGTAGAATGTCATAGCAACTATGATAGCTGCCATTGCAGCAAAAGTAAAGATGTTTAGCATTCTAAGTGCACGGGATACTGGTACTGGGGGAGTTTTCTTGTCAAACATTGTTCTGAGAAATTGGTTAAACTTCTGGTTCTGGTGCGTCAGCAATAGTTTCAGCATCTGAGATGTCTTCAAACTTTCTGCTACGCGAATTGAAAAGCACTCTTTTGCGCTCGTCTGTTGTGGTGATCTGATCCTGAGCAAAGCCCTCAACATCACCGCCTGGTACCATTTGCTTGAGGATCTCAAGTTCATCTGGTGACAGGATATTGATGAGACGGAGTGTCTCAATCATTGTCATGGCGCTCATGTAGTCTTGCTCTGTAATAAGAACTTCACCACACTTAGGGCATTCTGAATGGATGTGATTGTGAAGATCAGCGTACTTTACGTTGTCTAATGTGTAATCACATGAGGGGTTGTCACAATGGATAACACCTGTTTCTGGGATTTCTGCGGGCTCACTCATAATAGTTCTTCTGATTTAACAGCAATGAGTACAATACCAGCAAAACATATCCCAATGACTGAGCTTGCAAATTTAGAATTAACAGTCTGGTGATCATAGCCACCCATGATGTACATGCCAAAAAGCAACAATGTCTTTCACCAAGTCTTCCTCAGTTGTACCTGAGTCAGCAAAATGTGCGTTGATAAGGATGTTGTCCATGAGTACAGATGCATAAACAGTAGCACGTGCGCGTACTGAAATTTCATCACGGTAAACACTGACAGTCACATCAATAGGAGGTGCTTCAAAGTTTTTCTGAAGTGCTGTTACAAGCGCATGTTGTTCATCACGAAGCTTTGTCATTTGAGCAACATTCTTTTCAAGAAGCTTGTACTCTTTTGAATTCATCAAATTTGTTTTGATGACTTGCGCCTTTTCATCTAAAGACGTTTCAATTTGCTTTTTTGCACGCTCTGCAAGGATACGTGCGATGGTTTGGGTCATTTTAATTTTGGACATAGGATTTGGTTTTAAGATTTGACCACTGTATACATGCGTCTATCAGGCTGACGCTTCGCCAATTCTGTGTAGATCATATCCTTAGCATGATACTGTGAACATGCATAGGCTGACATCTGTTTGATTTTGCCATCAGGCAGGGTGACATTCACCCGGTAGGTTCTTCTACTTTCCATTGGGAAGGATGAAGTAAAGGTCATTATCAGCTTGAGTACCAAAATGAGCTTGAGTACCAAAAATGTTCTCATGTCTGTGAACGACTACTTTAAATGAACCACTGTTGATGCGGTTCAGCGTAGCCTTTGTTCTGATAGGAATAACTTCTTCCTCATCTTTCTTGATGATAAGATATCTGCCAAGACCGTCTTCTTCTGAAAGGAAGTACTGATTCTTAGACAAAGTCACTGACTTTACAGTTTCAGTGTGTATGCCTGCAGGCATCAATACGCCCAAAAACCACACAAAGACAATAGGAATGATGAAAAACAGATCTTCTGTAAGAGCAATGGCAATGATAAGACCTGCAAAAACAAGTGTTGCAATAATGAAATAAGCTAACATAGGATAAAGCTAAAAGGGTGAAACAAAAAAGCCAGGGACAGCAACAGTAATAATTACTAACCTTTAAATTTTAAAACTGACACTAAGCAGCTGTCACCTGGCTGTACCTACTAGTAATAGGTATACTTTTCAAGTAGTTCTGTACGAACATACGTTATGGAGTCAACGTGGATGTGTTTGAGCTCATCTTTGTTGGCTACGTGTAGGATGAATTCTGGCTCCTGCATATGGTGTATATGGGTGTTAACAGGTATATGGACAGGAGTATATCCTGCCTCAACTACCGTTGTTACCTCAGTGTGACACATATGTCGCGGGGTATATTCTTTTGCTACCACATAGCCACTGAATGGCTCTTTACGGGGTTCATCATTGCAGCTGTAAACTATAAGTACAACTCCAATGATCATTGTGGTTAACCATAACCAGTTTTCTGAGAAGAACGCTTTCATTTTTTCTTCATAAAGTTTTCCATGCGAGCTTCTTCAAGGAGACGGTGGTACTCTTTTTTGTACCAGTCTCTGTCATTGCTGAGGTGAACACAATAAACCAATAAGGCTGTCACCATAAGTCCAAAAATTACAATCATGATGTTTGTTTTTCTTGTTTGTAAATAGAATATAACACGTCAAGTGTGTAAGCCTCTGTAAGGGTTTTTTCTGTGAAGTGGATCCTTTCCTTACTGGCATCAATGATCCACTGAACAAACTCAGCTGGATATACTCCCGTGGGTAGTTCATCACCTTCAGGCTTAGGCTTAGGTGTCTTTGTTTTACCAGGAATGCCGTGTTTGTCATCAGGATTGTAATACGCCAGGTCTTGATAGTTTTCCCACCGGTAACTGTTCCTGTTAACTTTAGCATGACCAGCATTGTACCATGTTACGTTTGCCCAACCGTCCTCAATATACGAAGCTTTTTCACCAATGACTCCATACAAAGCACCAAAATCCTGTTCATCCCATTCCCAGTCTGGTCCACGTACTACAACTGCACCAATATCTTCTGTTGTTACAGG